AACCACTGCTCCTTGTGCCGCAACTCGCCGAGGTAGGTGCGGTTGTTCAGCAACTTGTAGATCATCCCCTTGTCGATCGCCTTCCCCACGCGAACCTTGCCGTCCTGCGTGGTCCAGGCCTTCGAGGTGACCCCGTCCCGTTTCAACTCGTTGAACAGGGCGGTGCTCGAACCGAGTTCGACGAAGCGCTGAAAGATGTTCCGGATGAGCTTGGCCTCCTGCTCGTTCGGCACCAGTCGCCGGTTATCGACATCGTAGCCCAGCGGCGGCACACCGCCCATCCACATCCCCTTGGCCTTGCTGGCGGCGATCTTGTCGCGGATCCGTTCGCCGGTGACCTCGCGCTCGAACTGCGCGAACGACAGCAGGATGTTGAGCATCAGCCTGCCCATCGAGGTGGTCGTGTTGAACTGCTGGGTCACTGAGACGAACGAAACGCCGTACCGCTCGAAGACTTCGACCATCTTCGAGAAGTCCGCCAGGCTGCGCGTCAGGCGGTCGATCTTGTAGATCACGACCACGTCGATCCTGCCGGTCTCGATGTCAGCCATCATCCGTCGGAGCGCCGGACGCTCCATGTGCCCACCCGAGAAGGCCGGGTCGTCGTAATCGTCCGCCACCGGAATCCAGCCTTCGGCGCGCTGGCTGGCGATGTAGGCATGGCCGGCGTCGCGCTGGGCATCGATGGAGTTGTATTCCTGGTCCATTCCCTCGTCGGTCGATTTGCGCGTGTAGACGGCGCAGCGCACGCGCCGTTTCAGGACTTCGCTCATCGCAGGGCTCCTTTGCCGGCGGACGTTTCCGGCTTGGCCGGCCCTTTGAGTCCGAAGAACAGCGGTCCCGACCAGCGGGTTCCGGTGATCTCGCGAGCGATCATCGACAGGCTCGGGTACATCCTGCCGTTGAACTCGTACTGCCCGTCGGCGGTGGCGACGACGCAGTATTCGACGTCGCGATATTCCCTCGTCAGCACCGTACCCACCGCCGGCCGGGTGTCGCGGTCGCGTTTCTTGACCTTGCCCGTTTCGAGGAGGGATTCGATGCGGCGCTGGTTTCTTTCCAGCAGGTCGGCGTCGACCTTGCGGAACTCGACTTCCTGCAGCCGGTAGGCGATCCGGCGCTCCAAAAACGGCCGGTTAGTGTTGGGCGTGTCGGCGCCGAACAGCTTCTGCCACAGCGCCTTGATTTCAGGCATTGGCAGCTCGGGAAGACGGGCGATCTGCGCCAGGACCGACGGCGGCGTGGCGGGAATGCGAGGGGACGTGTTCATCATGACTCCGGTTTATTCCTTGTTGACGGGGTGTGAATGAACGCGCTGGTGGCCGGAGAAGGCAAGGTCAAACCCGTTCTCTCGGGCCACGTTTATTACCGGCGAAGGACCACCGGCGCTGCGCAGGCGGATCAGCCCGTTGGCCAGTAACGAGGCGATTTCGCACCGACGCTGCGCCGCGGTCATGTGCTCCGGGGGGTGATGAGCGACTGGGCCGTCGCTTGGTCTGATGTCACGCATGGGTATCGGTCCTGATCCGTCCAACTCGCTTGAAGCGTCATTGTCCGGAGGAACCGCGACCCACACCACGAGGGAGTTTCGGGCAGTTGCGGAGTGCTGATGAGGTTTGAGAAAAGCGGACGCCGGAAGGTGATCGGATGAATGGCTAATCGTCATTGCTCGCCCCCTCGCGTTGCTCAAGTTGACCTCCGTGCCGTTTGATGAACCCCGCCGAAAAACTAGGATCCCCTTGGGCGAGTTCACCATCGGGCACGTCCAGCCACTTGACCGATTTCGACCCGTCGGCCATGGCCTGGACGATGGATTCCGACGCGAGGAGCGTTTCCACCATAGCCACCAGCGTGTGTTTGCCAATGGTGTGAAAGGCCTCGGGCATTTCGAAGCGGCGTTCGTACACCCCATTGATGCCGGTCTTGGTATATGGCTTACCGTCCAAAGCGGCGCCGGCGATTGCCTGCTTCAACTGAGGCAACAGATCGTCGGTGGTGGTCTTGGTGCGCTGCAGATCGGCGGTGCGATCACAGAGCAAGCCACGGTTATCACGAACGAAGGTAACGACCTTGAGATTGGCTCGGCCATTGGCCTTGACCACACCGCCGAAGACGACGGCTCCGCGCTGGAAGGGTAGATGCAATGCCTTCAAAACCGCCTTGGCGTCCTCATTGCGCGCTTGCCAGAGCGCATAGACCGCGCGCACGCCATCTACCAGGCCGCCCGTGCCACGAATCGCCTCGCGCGCTTGTTCCGGCGTCCACGCCTCGCGTTTGGCGAAGTGGTGTGACACCATCACGGAGGCGCCGGTTATCGCCGCTAGGGCCGCAAGACGCGAACAAACGAACTGCGCGTTCTCCGGCACGTTGAGATCCAGTGCGCACAGCGGTTGCAATGGGTCGAACACGACCAGTTTGAGGCGCGTCATCGCAAGCAATTGATGTTCGAGGTCAGTCCAAGCAGGCGTTGTCGTCGCGGCCTTGGTGGCAGGGTTGGGAGCAAACAGGGGAATCGCACCACCCGCATCCGGTAGTGGAACCACGTACAGGCGAGGTGGAATCGGGCCAAGGGCGTTGAGTCGGTTGTGGATCTCGATGGCGTCATCCTCTGCCGTGAGGTAGACAGCAATTCCCTGGGCGGAGACCGAACCACCAAACAAGCGGGTCGCATTCAGCCAACTACCGTCGTGCGCGGCCACCTCGCGGGCCAAGGACAGCAACAGAAAGGACTTGCCAACGCCGCCAGCCGCGGCGATCAGCGAAGCTTGTGCCAACGGGATGACCCCTTCGACCAACCACTGGCGTTGCCGAGGTTCTCCGGTGAAGCGCTCGACGGCATGCCAGTCCGCGATCTGACGACTGGGAGCCTGAGCGACTGGCACGGCGGCAGCCAGGAAAGCGCTGATATTCATTCCCTCGCCCACCGCATCGGCGGCGTCCCACTTCTTGTGCTTTTCGACGGGCGCCGTGACGCGTCGCACCTGCGCACCGAGGCCCTGCAGCTTCGGGATGACGGCGTCAGCGTACTTGGCGCCCGCGTCGTCGTGGTCCGGCCAGACCGCAACGATCTTGCCTGCCAGGGGAGACCAGTCGGTCTTGTCGATAGCCGTGGCAGCACCTCCCATCGCCGTCGTGGCCACAATGCCGACCCGCGTCAACGCGTCGACGCATTTCTCGCCCTCAACCAGCACTACGGCATCGGTCGCGATGACCGATGGCAAGTTGTAAAGTGGTCGTGGATCGGGCATACGCGTCGCCCGAGCACGGGCGTCCCACGGCCGGTACTCCTTGCCGCCCGGCGTGTCGTAGCGATAGACACAGGCAAGTAACTGGCCATCGGCGCTGAGATAATCCCATTTCGCGCTAGGCGCCCCCAGGACATCAAGGGCGACACCGGACTTGGCCGGGATCGTCGGCACTCGCGGCACCGCCAGCCAGGTGCAAATGTCATCCAGCAATTCACCGAACGCGCTGCGCTGGGCGAATCCGCGAACGGCCGCCCAGAGTGCCAGCACATCACCGGCTTCCCCAGTGGCAAAATCGATCCAGACGCCGCGTTTCGCCCCCTCGAGCTCGACCACCAGACTGTCGCCAGGGGCTCCCTGCAGGTTGCCGATGACGAAGCGAGACCCTTGGCGCTTGCCATGGGGAAACAGGTAAGAGAGGACCGCATCGAGTTGATCGAGCAGCCGTGCACGCAATTCGTCCTTGTCGTGATGTACTGACGGCCACGCGTCCGCCGCATTGTTGAAGTCGAGGAACGGTCGAACGGGTGCCTCACCAACGTCGGTCGCTGCCCCGATCACTGCGTGTGCTCCGTGCCGAGCTGGGCCATGAACCAACTGCCGTCGCCGCGAAAGCAGTAGAACTGGCGGCCAGGACCGGCGTAGCGGCGGTTGGGTACGATCCACAGGTTCTCGCGCGCGTCGTAGCGCCACTCAGCTGCGCCGAAAAGACGCGAGAGGAACGACTCGATGCCATTGACGGCGATGTCTCGCTGGAGCCGGCGTACCATGCGCTCGCGGGCCCGGCGTTGGGTGCGGCTCAGCATGGCGACCCCTTCGCGTCGTCACCGCAGACCTGGCCGCGCGTCGGCGGAAGACGCTGTGAGGTGCAGCTACGAAGGTGGCGGCACTCGTGAGCTTCCACTTGGTCGAGCCGGTACAGTACTCGGCCACCGAGTTTCATGAACTCCGGGCCGGTGCCGTCACGGCGCCAGCGTTCGAGGGATTTTTCACTGACCTGCCAGCGAGCGGCCAGTTGTCCAGGGGTAAGATGCATGCGGTTCTCCATAGAGGGCGAAGGGCTCGTCGCAGTGGCCCTCGATGTGGGGCAGTGGCGACTCTTGGTGCTCATGGAGAGCCATTTTCCAGACATGCCCCCGGTGAAACCAGGCTTCGTGAGCGAGGAAAAAGCCCAGGTTTCCGCAGACGCCCTCAGACAACCGCAGGCTTACGCAGAATTACTCACGCCTTCTGTCGCGTCGGCGCAACACTACCGGCCAAGAGCGCTGTCGGCGAGTGTCGAGGAGGCTCCGGTGCACGCGATGGCACCGACATCGCGAAACCGTTCGATGACTTCGGCATCACCATTTCCCGTTCGTCTTGGCTCAGCATCGCGTCGGCAATCCCGACACGCAACCGCGTTCCCTCTCCCAGACCAAGCGCTTGACGAGGGGGATCATCACCAATGATTCCCCCTCTTTATAAAGACAAAAAACCGGGAACCGGGAATCCCCTGCCACCACTGGGTTTGCGCGTTGCCGCCAGATTTCGGGAACGGTGTGCCCGGGAACGCTCGAAATCCTTGCGGTTGCTGGCTTGTCGGGTTCCCGGGAATAAATCGTTCCCGGCGGGAACGCGGGAAGCCGGGAACGGCTGTTAATTGACCCCCCCGATGGTCGCCACCTAAACTGGCCACTCTTTACAGCGTTCGAGGAAAGTTCTGGCTATGTCCGTCGTCCCCCAGCAAGGCCCACTGGTCAAGAAACTCCTGCGCGCTCTGGCGCAGTATCGCAGCCGCAAGGTCATCGACCTGCAGGCCTTTGCTGCCGGCCGCAAGCATGCGACCGACCAGCAGGCTTCCGTCATTTCGCCGCAGTCGTTGGCCGACTTGCATCCGGCACACGCGATCTATGCCTATGCGCAAAATCAAGCCTCGGTGCTCCTGGAAACGATCACAGCGCTGCCCGCACTCGACAAGTTGACCGACCTCATCGTTGACGCGTCGGAGGAGTACATGCCCTCGGGACCACCGATGAGTCCGCTGACCTCATCGTACTTCTTCTACTGGTCCGCTTTCGATGCGGCGATCGGCACGGCGCGCGAAACAGCCGGCGACTGTATCGCCGCGCTGGCCCGTTGCGCCGATGCCCATCCCGATTTCCTCAGGATCCTCGACATCATGCGCGAGTCGCGCATGGGCCTCTATGTGTGTGAGGGTGGCGACCATCAGAGTGTCAAGTTGCGCGAATTCGTCAGCGGCGAGATCGCGTCGTGCATCGTTCCCGCCGGCCACCGGGGGCAGCACGGCGAGATCTGGCTGGCGCGTGTGCTGCCGCCGCCCGCGCCGCAGTTCGCCCAGAGCGTCGTGATCACCACCCCTTATGTCATCATCAATCCGGGCGAGCGCGAGTGGCGAGAGTTTCTTGAGCGCACGCTCCCGAAAACCGGCATCGACGATCCCCGAAGAGCTTACGATCACCTGATGAAGTACGGGCTCGATTTGCACTATTGGAGCGAGTACATCGTCGAGGCCTACGTCAATTACGAGACGTCGCTGGTCTATCTCCGTGGCCTGCCGGACGTGGCCGGAAGTCGTCCGCACGGCGCATAGAATGTGTTTGCAGACCAGCACAGATCGCGACGTGATTTTTGCGAATCTGCGCTGGAATAGTCCGATCCAGTGCGGCGGCCTTCCAAGAAAAGACGCAGATTTGCCGCATTTCTTGGGACCAGATTGCCCAGCCGATCAGTGCGTCAAGTCGCAGTGACCAGTGCAGCGCGACCGCGCTGTCATCAATCAGCGGCGAAGGGGTCGTACCCGTTGTCCTCGTCGTCTCCCTCAATCTGCATCGCCGGCATCTGACCGGGAGCCAGCGGGCGATGGACGCTACCAAACTGGCCATGATGCAGCGCGGCCACCCTCAAGAAAATGCGCAAATTTGCGCATTTTGTCAGGCGGGTCGAATTCTCAGTGTCGTGGCGCGCAGCGTGCAGCCCACGTGCGCAGCCATTGGCCGGCGCGGATGCCAGCGATGGTCGCTGCCAAACTGGCCACCCAGGCGCACGACAGCTACCAGCATGCGCCAATCGGCGCATTTTCGCTTACGGCAAGGGTGGAAAAGCTAGACCAGGGCCGTCCAAAAAAGATGCCATTTGGCATGGTTTCCCGGTCAAGCGGGATGACGCCGCCACGCCGACGAACGGCAGCCACCAGCATGCGCAAATTTGCGCACGCTCGCTTGTGACGAGGCTGGCAATAGCGGACCTCAGCCGTCCGAATAAAGATGCAAATTTGCATGATTTGCCGGTTAAGCGGGATGAAGCCACCAGGCTGACGTACGGCAACAACCAGCATGCGCCAATTGGCGCACCCTCGCAGGAACATGCTGCTGAGTTACTGAAGGTGTGGCCACCGTGCTGGCAAACCCCGCTCTTCCCCGCTGGGGATGTGAACTGGGATGTGAACTGAATTCACACCCTTTCGTTGTCCAGGCGGTAGGCCACGCGGCCTGCCAACCCCAAAGGGCCTGCACAGTACGCAGACCCTTTTCCTCATCGTCCAGACCAAACAACTCTTCAGTTCGGATCTAACGAATCAGTACCGCACAAGGGCGGCGCCCGCGCACTGACTGGACTCTCGCTTCGCCCCCGCCCCGGCGGCCCCGCCTATCCCTATCGCGATGACTAGCAAAACCGGGCAGTGACGGTTTTGACAGGCCTACACATTAAAGCCCTTACGTACGCGTGTACACGGTTATTGGTTAGGCCTGTCACATCCGTCACGTACTCACATGACATGGAGCAATGGACAATGAACACGAGCATCCTGGCCCTGGATCTGGGCACCCACACCGGGTGGGCGCTGCGCCACCTGGACGGTACGACCACCAGCGGCACTGCACACTTCCAGCCCCATCGCTTCGAGGGTGGCGGCATGCGCTACCTGCGATTCAAACGCTGGCTCACCGAAGTCAAGCAGTGCGCTGACCGCATCGACGCGGTGTACTTCGAGGAAGTCCGGCGGCACGCCGGTGTCGATGCGGCACACGCTTACGGCGGATTCCTGGCGCACCTGACCGCGTGGTGCGAGCACCACCAGATCCCGTATCAGGGCGTGCCGGTGGGCACGATCAAGAAACACGCCACCGGCAAAGGCAACGCCAGCAAGGCCGAGATGATTGCCGCTGCCAGGGCACGCGGCTTCAATCCGCAGGACGACAACGAAGCCGATGCGCTGGCCCTGCTGGCGTGGGCAGTGGCTCAGGAGGACGTCGCATGAAGATTCCATTGCAACGCTATCGCTGCCCGCTGGGACGGTTGCAGCCGAACGTCACGGATCTCGAAGCGGTGAAGGAGACCGGCTGGCGCGAGCAGCGCATCCTCGTCGTGTCCGACACCGACGAGCGTCTGGACTTCGTCGAACGCGAGTTCGTTCGGCGGTTGGGCGAACGGCTGTACGGACTGGGAGGGCGGCGTCATGGCTGAGTGGACCATCGAGGAGGTGGCGGCACGATTCGCCGAAGCGGCTGACACCGGGCGACGCCTGCCACGCGTCCGGGTGCAGGGCTACTTCAACGTCTGGCCGGCCTTTGCCCGGGAGTCCTGGGAAGCCTATCCCGACGACGAGCCCGACTACCGTCCCTTGCCGCCCAGCCCGCAGGCCATCGAGCGGATGCTGGAGACGATGCGCTGGGTCCAATGGCTGGAGGTCGAGCAACGCCACGTCGTCTGGATGCGCGCCAGGCGCTACGGCTGGCGGGACATCGCGATGCGCGCTGCCTGCTGCACCCGAACAGCGCAACGTCACTGGCAACAGGCGATCCAGAGCGTGGCCGATCGGCTCAACGAAGCGAGGGTCATGGTGTCGTGAGGAAGTCCGCGTATTTTGGAGTACATCAGCGGGCTGGAGCGTAAGCCTGCGGGCATCTGCGGCTTCCGAGGCTTGGAGGGGGTGTCGCATCTCGGGCCGTTTTTGGATACAGTCACGGCTAGGGTTGGGAAAGCTGCGAGAGCAGCGACGCGGTCCTCAAGCCCGAGAACGCCCTCCTTCCACCTACCCCATCGAACCCGCCCCTGTGGCGGGTTTTTGCGTTCAGCGCCCCTCACGGCCCGTGACCTGACCCGTCCGGGCCGTTTCCATTTGCAGAGGTGAAACTTGGCCCCATCCGAACTCACGCTGGAGCAGTGGCCGATCAAGCGACTGATCGACTACGCCCGGAATCCGCGCAAGAATGACCACGCCGTCGAGCAGATGGCCGCGGTCATCACCGAATTCGGTTTCCGGATTCCGGTGGTCGCCAGGAGCACCGGTGAGATCGTCGATGGTCATCTCCGGCTCAAGGCGGCGCGCAGACTCGGCTTGACCACGGTGCCGGTGGTGCTGGCCGATGAATTGACGGATGCGCAGATCAAAGCCTTTCGCCTCCTTGCCAATCGTTCAGCCACCTGGGCGGGTTGGGACGACGCCTTGCTGGCGCTGGAACTCGAAGACTTGAAGCTGGCCGAGTTCGATCTCGCACTGACGGGGTTCGATGCTACCGAGATCGAGGCTCTGCTGACCGATGCTCATCCCGGTACCGACGGCGATCAGGGTGACGGCGACCGGCCCGATGCCGCCGATGACGTGCCCGAGGTCCCGGTCAATCCCGTCTCGCGCACCGGTGATGTCTGGGCCTTGGGCAAGCACCGCCTGATCTGCGGGGACGCTGCCGACGTTGCCGTGGTCACCAGCCTGATGGGCGAAGATCGGGCGAACCTGCTGTTCACCAGCCCGCCGTACGCCAACCAGCGCGCCTACACGACGGGTGGCATTGCCGACTGGGATCGGCTGATGCAGGGCGTCTTCGCCGCCGCCATGACCGTGATGGCCCGTGCGGCACAGATGCTGGTCAACCTCGGCCTCGTGCATCGCGACGGCACCGTGGTGCGCTACTGGGACGACTGGCTGACCTGGATGCCGCGCCAGGGCTGGCGCTTCTTCGGCTGGTACGTCTGGGACCAGGGCGTGACCGTTCCCGGCGATTGGGCCGGACGCCTTGCCCCGCGGCACGAGTTCCTCTTCCATTTCAATCGCGAGGCCCGAAAGCCGAACAAGATCGTGCCGTGCAAATTTGCCGGTCAGGACAAGCATCTGCAGGCCGACGGCAGCAGCAGCGGCGGACTGCGTACTCGGGAAGGCGAGCGCACCGGCTGGAATCATGCCGGCAAGGTGACACAGGACTTCCGCATTCCCGATTCGGTCGTGACCGCTACCCGCCAACGCGGATCCATCGGCGAAGGCCTCGACCACCCCGCCGTGTTCCCGGTGGCCTTGCCGCAGTTCGTGGTCGAGGCCTACACCGACGCTGGCGAGGTTGTGTTCGACCCCTTCGGCGGATCGGGCACGACGATGCTCGCGGCGCAACGCACCGGGCGCATCGCCCGCTCGGTCGAGATCGCCCCCGAGTACGTCGATGTGGCGATCCAGCGCTTCCAGCAGAACTTCCCCGACGTGCCGGTGACGCTGGTGGCGACAGGCCAGATCTTCGCCGAGGTCGCCGATGAGCGCCTGGAGGGCGGCGAATGACCGCCCTGACCTTCGAAGAGTGGCCGATCGACCGGCTGATGGAATACGCGCGCAACCCCCGCAAGAACGATCACGCCGTTGACCAGATGGCCGCCGCGATCCAGGAGTTTGGTTTCCGCATCCCGTGTGTCGCGCAGTCCGATGGGCGCCTGGTCGATGGCCATCTGCGCCTCAAAGCGGCCCGCAAGCTCGGCCTCACGACGGTCCCGGTAATCCTCGCCGACGACCTAACACCGACGCAGATCAAGGCCTTTCGCCTGCTGGCCAACCGCTCGGCGACTTGGGCCGAATGGGATGACGATCTGCTGCGTCTGGAACTTGAAGAGTTGAAGCTCGACGAGTTTGACCTGGCGCTGACCGGTTTCGATGCCGACCAGTTGCTGGCGATCATGGCCGGCGAGGAGACGACCACCGAAGGCCAGACCGACGACGATGCCGTGCCCGAAGTGCCGGAAACGCCGGTGTCGCGGTTGGGCGATGTCTGGATCTGCGGCACGCACCGCGTGCTGTGCGGGGATGCAACTCAAGAGGCGAGCTACCAGGCGCTACTCGGTGCCGATCACGTCTCGATGCTCTGGCAAGACCCCCCATACAACGTCGATTATGCCAACAGCGCCAAGGACAAGTTGCGTGGCAAGGACCGACCCATCCTGAACGACAACCTGGGTGACGGGTTCTACGACTTCCTGGTGGCGGCACTCACCCCGGCGCTCGCGCGTTGCGATGGTGCGGTCTACATCGCCATGAGCAGCAGCGAACTGGACGTCCTGCAGGCCGCGTTCCGCGCCGCTGGCGGCCACTGGTCGACGTTCATCATCTGGGCCAAGAACACCTTCACGATGGGTCGCGCCGACTATCAGCGCCAGTACGAGCCGATGCTCTACGGCTGGCGCGAAGGCAGCAAGCGCCACTGGTGTGGCGACCGTGACCAGGGCGACGTGTGGCAGATCAAGAAGCCGGTCAAGAACGATCTCCATCCGACGATGAAGCCCGTGGAACTCGTCGAGCGCGCGATTCGGAATTCGAGCCGGCCGGGCGATACGGTGCTCGATTGCTTCGCCGGGTCGGGGACCACGATGATCGCCGCCGAGAAGTCTGGCCGGTGCGCACGCTTGATGGAACTCGATCCGAAGTACGTCGACACCATCGTTCGCCGTTGGCAGGACCACAGCGGAAAGAAAGCCACCCGAGCATCGGATGGCGTGGCGTTCGACGCCCTGGTGGGTCAGTCTGAGAAGGCTTCCTCGGCGATCTCGCAGTGAATCACGAAGCCCGTCAGGTAGGGCAGGCCTCGCGGGATGCCGTAGTCCTTGCTGGTCCGGCGTCCGATGGTCCAGCCCATCCAGCGCTGGGTGGCGGCATGGATCGCATCGGTCAGGGTCAGGCCCGTGAGCAGTCCGTTGAGCACGTCGTCGGCAAAGTGGCGGCCATGCCGGCTGTCGAGGAAGCACCGGACCGATTCGAGCGGCTGGCAGGTGGCGTCGGAGATGGCGGTCATCGCGATCGGCCAGGCGGCTTCGGCCTGCTCGTTCAGGCTGCCGGTGAAGCCCCAGTCCTGGTTCTGGCTGGCGGGGATCTGGTTGGTGGTCATGGCGGTTCTCCTGGTGGGTGGTGTGGCGACAACGGCATCGTCGCGCTGCCCAAAACAGAAGCCAAGCGTTTTGTTCGATCTTTTCGGCGGTGCCGGCGTGGCGATCGCCAGCCCGTCGACGTTGGCCCTGGGGCTGGCACGGGCGCGCCGTGTGGCGTCGATCGCCGCGGAGTGGTGTCGTTGCTCAACCGGCATGGATCGGCCACCCAAACGCAACAACGCCCGGTAGCCCGGGCGTCTGGATGGGTGGTTGGCCGCGTGGATTCAGTACCACGTCACGCCAGACCTGAGTTCGTGGGCGGCCGCCAGCAGACTGAAGACCTCCTTGAGGCGCCTGATGACGCCCTCCTGATCGATGCCCGGATCGATGACGCGAACGCCGCGATGGATCGTCGGCTGGCCGTCGATCTCGACGACACGCGCCGGACCGCGCTCGTCACTCGGCGGACAGTCGGGATGCCCCAGGCCTGATGCAGCGCCCGGATCGCCCGTTGGCGCAGGCGCGGCAGTTCGGCGAAGCTGATCTCCCCGTACCCCTCGGAGGTGTCGATGCCCAGGGTACCCAGCACGAGGGCTGCGTTGCGGTTCGAGTAATTGAGGCTGGTGTCGGGTTGTGCGTTGATGACGATGCTGATGCTCATGGGGGTCTCCAGGGTAAAGGCGATCGGGCGGTTCCAGGCCCGATCGGTGGGGTCTCAGTGGCCGCGCAGGACCTTGACGCCCTCGTGGGCCAGGGTCATCACCGCGCAGGCGAAGATCGTCTCGGCCATCCAGGGGCAGGCCCGGCCGTCTTCGAGCAACTCGTCGATCGCCGCTCCCGACTTGGCGCGCATCGCCGCACACACCGCTTCGCGCAGTTCGTCACTGGCGGTCCGGATTTCCGGGCAAAGCCGGATCAATGTCGTGAGGGCGGCGGTGCCGAGCTGGTTGGCGAGGGTGT